ATACCGCTGGCGCGGGTGTCGAAGTCTTGCCGCCCTTGGGCGCCAGAGACCCTGTCATAGGGGGGTCCGGCAGGATGGGCCGGACGATTCCCGCGACCATGAGCTACTTGCCCTTCTTGTTCTTGTTCATCTTCAGCGTCAGCTTCATCGCGTCGATGTAGTCCTGACGCTTGTCGGCGCTCTTGCTCATCGGTGCGTTCTTGCCAGATACCTTCTTGGCGAGGGGTCGACCCAGTGGCGGGTCCTTGACTGGTCCTGACATCAGATGCCTCCTATTTTGCCGATGTTGGCACTTCCATACGCGCCGTTCTTCCGGTCACGCAGGGCGAGCTTGTAGGCGTTCACCCGAGCCTTGTTCCGGGCCTCACGGTCCATGTACCCCGTGGGGTCGACAGGGCCTGAGGTTGCAGCGAAGGACGTGCCGCCACCGTAGCGTTTACGGCCAGCGGCGTACTGGTTGAAGCTCGGTTGTCCGAGCATCTGCTCCCGGCTTGCCACTACGTCACTCCCTTGCTGATCTTCTCTCCGACATCGACGTAGGTGACGAGTCCGAAGATTCTTGCTGGCCCCGTTGAGAGGGTCCCATCGAAGCTCAGCGCTACCTCGTAGTATATCCGCCTGAAGTGCATTTTCTTGCCGAACTTTACGGAGACTCGGTAGGGGGAACTCGACGGGATCGTTCGCGTATACGACACCTCGGGGGACTTCACCAGCGGATTGTCCCACGTGCCCAGTGTCAGCAGGTCCCACGTCGTGGCGGACATGTCGTCCCATGAGACCGCGGCGCCAGCAAGCACGATCGGCACAGCAGTTCCGGTGACGGGCTGGGACGTGAGAACGTCGGCGGTCCACCAGTAGAGGGTCTTGTACTTCTCGGGTGTGGAGTAGTCATGGGCCTTCGTGCGGATTGTGCAGTCCATGTCCTCCGTGTCGGTGGAGTTGATCTCGTCCTTGACCCGGTACACCCCGAACTTGGAGGTGCTGCCCGATCCGGTGAGCCCGTAGGCGACATCGGCGCCGAAGTACCCTTCGGGGCGCGGTGCAGCGACCATGTAGGCGAGCTGCGTGGTGGGCGAGTCCCACTGCGTCCAGACACGTGTGTTGAGGTCGAACGCGTAGGTTTCGCCCGAGTACCAGACGAGCGCCCGCGATCCGAGGACCGACAGGGCGGCAGAGATCGTGTACGGGGTCACTGTCGTGCGGGTGTAGAAGGCGAGCTTCGACGGGTCGTTGAGGCGCTGGAACTGCCAACCGAGGAGCTGGTACAGTCCCCCCTTCGACAAGGTCAGGACCGCGTTCTCGAACACCGCGACACTGTACTTGTTCTCGGCCCCCACTCCACCCTGATAGGCCCGGAGCTGGCCGAGCGCGGGGTCGGAGTCGTAGCTGAAGTAGTAGGTGCTGCCGTTGCGGAAGATGTTCAGCACGTCAGGGCCGGGGTAGAGCTTCGTGATCCACTGGCCGTCGCCCCGTCCCACGTAGAAGAAGTTGTTGACTGGCCAGTTGTTGATGTCAGTGCCCACGGTGGTGGTTACTTCGCTCATGTAGACGGTGGTGCGGGCGTCCGACGAGCCCCATCCGGCGATGAACAAGCGGTCCTTGTAGAGCGCGATCTGGTCTCCGAAGGGCATGGGGACCGCGCCACCTGACAGCGACTGGTAAGTGTATACGCCAGTGCCCGGTGTGACCTCGCCCCACCAGCCGCCGCGGGTCGCGCGGGCGCAGATGTAGAGCCGGTTCTGGTACTGGGCGCAGCCGGACGCGGCGAAGCTAGCAATCTCGGTCCACGTCAGGGTGATGGGGTTGTAGATGTAGGTCTTCGAGTTGTTGGCGATGACAAGGAACGAGGTCCCGTCACTCCTGTTGTAGTAGCCGAGGAACTCCCCGACTGAGGCTGCTGTGGGGAAATCGTCGTACTTCGTGATCGGGGGGCGCGCCACGAGGGAGCCGTTGGAGTCCAGCTCGAAGTTGATGACCTGAGTCAGCTCGGTGTCGGCGATAGCAGACTCGTCAGCGACGTTGTTCAGCCCCCCGGTGAACTGGCTGAAGGCTACCCCGCGATCCTGCATCAGAAGTCCTCAGGGCGCACGGTGATCGTCGGGTACGAGTTGATCCTCACCTTGTTCTCCTGCTCGCTGAGCTTGCCAAGCCCCTCAGCGAAGTCGTTGCGCTTCAGGGACGACATCTCAGGGTTCTCGTCAAGCTCGTGGACGCGACCGAGCACGTAGTCGAGCAGGGTCTGGTAGTACCTGTCGGGCAGGTCGATGCTGTCCGCGAGCGCCGTCAGATCGGTGGGGATGCGAACGAAGTCGATCCGCAGACCGTTCACCAGCGTCTCGTCGGGCGTGGGATAGAGGATGATCTCCTGTGCCCACGTGTACCAGATAATCGGGGTGCCGGTCGTTGTCGGCGTTCCCTCCCGCAACAGGTACTCGATCGCCTCGTTGTAGCTGTACGGGATCAGCGGCACCCCGTCGTAGTAGAGCTGCTGGATGTACTGGATGTAGTCAGCGGGGTAGCTGTACGTCTTCGTTCCAGCAGTGATGTCATGCAGGACCGTATCCTGAAGGATCGGGTTGACGGCCACGATCTCGCGCTGGCCGTTGTTGATCCAGCGCAGCCAGTCGGCATCGGTGGCCTGAACCTCGTCCACATCGCCGAACATGACCTTCGCCTCGTCGGCAAGGTTCGTGCCTGTCTTTGTCGACTTCTCTGCCATCAGCTCTTATCCCAGCCCTCCGGGCCTTCGCCCTTCTTCAGGTGCCATGCCATCTTCTCCTGATCAGCGCCTCGCTGATCATCCTGCTCCTTCAGTCCGCGGACGTGGCGGGCGAAGGTCAACGCGTCAAACTTGTCGAGCCGCTTGCCGAAACGCCGCGTGTCCCACTCCAGAACCCTAGCGAAGATGCGCTCATCGAGCATGGTGTCGGGGAACGATTCGATGACGTACTCGGGGAGCCCCAGCGGGCGGTGGATCACCGCGTAGGGGCGGTTGGGTTGCTCCATCAGCCACGGGTGACCAGCAGGGAGTCGTTCGAGGGACAGGTCCGGATCGTAGTCGGAGATCATGTCGGCAACAACGCGTGCCGTCTCGGGGAGCCCGAGCTGTGCGAACGAGGTGTACTTCATGACTCCATCCTAGATGCGACTCAGGGCACCGCCCGGATGAGGTAAGGCGGTGCCCTGAGTGTAGAGGAACTTCCGGGCTACGCCTCGGTCACTCCGGTCTGCTTGCCGTGCGCGTTGCGGCGGCGAGTCGTCAGCTCGGAGTAGTTGCGCCACTCCGCGACGAAGGCATCGAAGCCCTGAATCTTCTGCCACATCGAGCCCTGCTCGTCGATGACCTCCCAGCCGACGTTGGTGTTCATCTGGATTTCGCTCTCGTTGACGTAGAAGATCGTCCCCGAGGGGGCGTCGAAGTCCGTCATGATCGGGATGTTGCCACCCGGGGTCGAGAACGCGAGGTTGCCGAGGCCACCTTCGAGGTCCGTCTTGTTCACGTAGGTCCGCATCTGCTGGAGGGTGTTCCAGTAGGCGTTGTAGCAACCCGGCGTGGTGAAGATGCGGGTCGGGCGGCTTCCGTTCTCACGGATGTCCTGCACGACCGCGTTCATCTTCAGCTCGGTGAGAGCGCCGACCGAGCCGTACTCGACCGCAGCCCAGTCGGGCCACGTGGCGGGGTCGATGTTGAACAGCGAGCCCGAGGAGTCGATGATCTTCGAGAACCCGGTCCACTCCTTCTTCCACGAGTTGCGGCCAACCGTGGAGCTGGTGCGACCCGAGCGAACGAGCACGTCACCGATGACAGCGGTGATCGCTGCGTCCGCGAACGTGATCGTGTTCGTGGACTTGTTGATCGCCGTGACGGTGTAGTACCCGTTGGTGTTGTGGGGGGTCGGGGTGGGGTTGCCGAGGGTGGCGACCTGGAGGACATCGAACCGGGTGCCGATGCCGATGTAGTGCACGTCGTCAACAACCAGCGACTGTGAGGAACCACCGTTGGTGGTGACTGTGGCCAGCGTGCCGGTGCCGTCACCGTAGACCATGCGGTTCTGGTCCTTGGCGAGGTCGGTCTTCAGGCGGCTGGTCTCCTCGTCGACGACATCGACGAAGGACTGGTAGTCGCTCTTGGCCTGATTGAGCACCTGTCCGGTGATCTTGACCGTGCCGTACAGCGACTTCAGGCCGGTGGTTCCCACCGCGTAGGTCTGCTGACCGGCGTCGGGAATCTGCTCCAGCTCTGCGCGGGCACCGATACCGTGGTTGCGACCGAAGTGCACAGCGAACTGGACTCCGAGGCCACCAACGGTGGTGATGTTCTGCGAGGTGGACTTGATGCGGTCGAGGGCGGGCGTCTCGTTGTTGATCTGCTCGTTGAGGCCCTTGGCGTAGACGTTCTTCAGAACGCTGTTCGCGATTGTGAGGCTCTGGCCGTCAGCCATGATGCTCCTTCTGGGTATGAGGGGGTGTGTGAACTACATGTTCGCTGTGCCCTGACCCTCAGAAGGGTTGTACCGTGCTACGCACAAGACTAACGCCCTGTGGATAACTACGCAAGTTATCCACAGGGCGTTTCGCTGAGTCCTGTCAAGGGTGCCAGTGTATCAGAAGCCCCCAGCGATCTGTCGGGCGATCTCCATCGCCTGGGCGCGCTGCTCATCGCGGGTGGGCAGCTTGCCCGGGTCCTGTGGCTGCTGGCCGATCGCCCCGCCTGAACCGAGAACGCGAGGAGCCTGCTTCTGCTGTGAGGCGAGCCACTCGTCGCGCTCACGCTGGACCTCGTAGAACGCGTTCGTCAGTGACGGGTTGCCGCCAGACTGGGCGTTCATGATCGCCTGCTTCAGCACACGGTCACGGTCGAACTTGCCCTCCTTGGCTTCGATCGCGTCCAGCTCGGAGTTGATCTGCTGGACCTGCGCGGCCTCGTTCTGCCGGGAGATGCTCTGCTGGTAGGTCTGTTCCTGCACGCCGAGCAGTTGCTCTTGACGCTGGATCAGCTCCTGAAGGCGCTGCTCGGCAGGCGACAGCTCCTCGCCCTCACCGGACGGATTCGCTGCCGCGGCGCGCTGTGCGGCCTGAATCTCCTGCGAGTAGCCCCAGTGCTGGCCCATGCGGTCGTAGAAGTCGCGGGGGTTGTCCGCGATACGCTCCTGAAGCTGGATGGCCTGTGCCACGATCTCAGGCGTCAGCCCCTGATCAAGGAACGGCTTGAACGGGGCGAGCTTAGACTCGACCTCGCGGTAGTTGCGGTCCCACTTCTCGAAGACCGCCTTCTGGGCCTCTTTGACCGGCTCGGGGGTGAAGTCCCCCCACGCCTCGGTCCACGAGGGATTGATCTTCTCTGTCTCTTGGCGCTGTTCGGCACCGTCTACGGGCAGACCGGCGCCATCAGGCATGTTCTCGTCGGGCATTACTTCCTCATCCTCACTGTGGTGGTGCCAACTGCTCCTGCGTCGCCCCCATGCTGGGGTTCGACTGGCTAGAGTCTACCGTAGCGGGGGGTGCGCCCGCGGGGGGCTGCCCCATCGCTGCCTGAGCCTGCATCTTCATAGCCAGAGCCAGCTTGTGCAGGTCGATGTGCTTCTGGACCTCGATCTTGACTTCCTCGGAGAAGAAGCGGTAGCTCGGGGACTTCTGCATCAGCTCGTGCACCTGGATGTGCACGGCGTGGTTGTCGAACGTGTTCACAGGGATGACAGGCGGGGTGGGCTTGGACGCGTCGATCAGGTTGCCTGTGGGGGTCTGGGTTGCCGTAGGTGCGGGCGGCGGGGTAGGCGCCGCGTCCATCGCCGCGTCAGGCGATGTACCAGCCAAGTCCATCGCGGTGCCGTCGGGCATCCCGAGCGGCTCGGGGTCAGCGAGCTGCGGCGGGTGCTCGAACGCCCACTGCTGGTTCTTCTGCTGGATCGTCATCGGGTCCAGCGCGCGGAAGTCGAGGTTCTCGATCTGCGCGGCCTTCTTGTCGACGAGTCGACGCTGGTTCCACTGCTGAAGCGCGGGCATGTCGAGAAGCTCGAAGCCCTCCTCGGGGGGAATCCAGCCGAACTTCATCCACTCCGTGACCTGAGCCTGACGCGCGGCCTTCGACTCAGCCAGCGCGCTGCCCTTGTTGATGCGGATGTCAGTGGAGCCCGCGATGTCACTGCCTCGGAAGCTCATAGCGTCTACACCACCGTCTTCGCCTGTCGCCTTGACGAGGCGGGGGACGGTCCAGTAGGTGGCGGCGAGGACGAGCGACTGGGTGGCGATCTTCTCGATGCCCTGCTCGACAGACTGCATGGACGTGGCGAGGTAACTGTCGTCCGACTCCTGAAGGTAGGCGATAGCCGTGGCTGCCTCCACGCCTGCGGGCACGCCACCCTTCGAGACCTGATGCTGACCGGAGATGTCCTCGAAGTCGGACTGCATCCGCTCGTTGAACTGGGCGACGTACTGCGGCAGCTCGGTCAGCGGGACCGGCGACGGATACTGCGCGGAGCCCTTCACGGGGATGTAGACACCGGGCTCGCTGGTGATCTTCGTCGGCTCGATGGAGCCTTCGCGGTAGAACATCTGGGGCTTGCCCATGCGGTTCTTCGCTTCGACGATCTGCGATGCGGTGCGGTTGTACTCGCGCTGGAGCGGGATCAGCGCCTCGATCGTACTGGCCGTGTAGAACTTGCCGGTAGGGATGTGCCGGAACGGGGCAAGCGGGTACTGGCGGTGCTCGTAGGGCAGGCCGTGGATGGATGCTTGCACGATCACGTCATCGACGACTGTGATCATCCCGCCTTCAGGCAGGAACTCGGTCATGTTCGGCTTGATCCACGCTTCGATGACGTTCGCGGAGTCGGGGCGCATGTTGTCGCCGCGCACGCCGAGCCCTGCTGCTGACAGATAGTCGTTGGTTCCGGCGACGGATGGCTTGTGCCCCTTGGGCAGGAACTTGCCGTAGGCGGCAGTAACCCACTCGATCGGCTTGGCCTGCACGATGAGGATGAACGGCTGGTTCTCGATGTCTTCTTCGAGCAGGTCGGGAACATAGACGTGCATCGGGCTCATGGGCAGCCAGTTGATGTCGCCGTAGAGGCCCGAGGTGGTGTCGTACATCGACTCGTCCCAGAACGTCTTGATGTACGAGATGCCGCAGATGGACATCCAGAACGTGGCCCGGGACAGCTTCTGCTGGAAGTGGAGCCGGTAGTAGAGGGACTCCCAGACCTGCTCGCCTGCGATGGCAGCGAAGATGTCCCGGTCCTCGTTGGATGAGGGCATGACGACAGCTGAGGGCTTCTGCCCGGTCAGCTTGGCCTGCTCGGTCCTGATGATCGGTTGAATCTTGTTGATCGTCAGGCGGGGAGTCCACAGTGATGTGCGACCCTGCGTGATGAGGCGGTCTTCGGTCTGCGACCATTCGACGTACTGCTTGCCCGAGTAGAAGGCGAGGTTGGTGTACCACTGGCGCTCATAGGGGCGCCGTGCGTCCTGAGCCTTCTGGTACTCACGCTTCAGCCATGCGACAAGCTTGCCGCCCTCCTCGGACTTGCCGAAGGCGGTAACTTCCTTGTCGGAGAGCATCAGCGACGGGGGCAGGGCGGGCTGCGCCGGATCGCCTGCTGGCGCTGCCGAGGGGTCGGCAGTGAACTGACCGGCAAGGGCCTTGTCGATGGGGTCTACGACTGCCACTTACATCCCAAACTCTCCGTGGACGATGTTCAGCTCATCATCGTTCAGCGTTGTCTCTTTGCCGACGCGCTGATCTTCAGCTTGTGCTCGATCACCAGTGTAGTAGTAGGGAGCGCCTGTTTCAGGATCAGATTTCGGGGGTGTCGATGTCGACCCGCTGGCCCAGTGGTACCGGGCGTACTCCTCCGGGTCGCGGGAAGCCAGTAGGTCGATCGACTGGCGGTTCAGCTCGGTCAGGGACGTGACCGCTGTCAGGAGCGTCGACAGCACGCCCCGAACCGATCTTAGGAACATCCACGACAGTAGGAGCAGGGACGCGCAGAACGCCAAGCTCAGCACGAACAGCGGCCAGAACTCCATCGGTGATCTCCTTCACGATCTTCGTCACGTCTACACTACCGCGGAGTCGCTCCAGTTCATTCTGTGCGGCCATCAGTTCGTCACCTTCGATGACCTGCGCGAGGATGGCGTCTTCGAGCTGCTTCTTGGGCACCCAGCCGGTAGCTTCGGCCAGATCAGTGAAGTAGTCGAGTCCGATGTAGACCCGACCCCAGTCCTCGGCGTCGAACCCGGTGTCGATCACGGGGCTGACCTTGGCGTTGTGGGTGAAGAAACAGCGCATCGGGAACAGCGCCATCTCGTCGACTACTTGTATACGACTCTGCATGTTGTCCTCATCACTCCAGCCCTGCGGTTTCGCTGTGCGGGCTTTTCCAACCACTCGCGTCGAACGCGGCGCGGCGTCGTTCCGCGATTCCGTTCCACGGCCTGACGGCACCCAGCATATCAGCGACGAAGTCGAACTTCTCCTTCTGCTGCCCGGCGAAGTCTTCGGGGGTCAGGTCGGGCATCAGAGTCACCAGATAGCGCAGCGCGTCAGTGGTGTGGTCATCCTTCTCGCGCTGACCTTCAGGGGCGTTCTTGCGGGAGGCGACCTGCTTGTTGATGATGCGGTTCTGCTTCGCGGACTTGATCTCGCGGATGGTGTTCACGCAGTTGTCGGTCACCATCAGGAACGGCATCCCCGTCTTCGGGTTCAGCTTCATGTACTGGAGCATCTTGTTGATGCCGACCTGCTTGTCGTGGGGGATGCCGTCGACCTGTATCTCGACGCCGTGGCGGCTGTACTCGTCGAGGATCGTGTCCCCTGTGATGCCGCTGCGCTGCTTCATCGCGGGGTCGCCGACGATCAGGTACGGGGTACGTCCATGCTCCTTGTCGATGCGGTGGATGGCGGCGGCATGGTCGGAGATCACTGTCTCCTTCTTGTACCACTCGTCGAAGACGATCAGCGAGCCCCACTTGTCGACTGCGACCCACAACCATGCGGTGGGCGCGTTGAACCCGTGGTCGCCGGTCAGGTAGAGCCGGAACTGGTCGGTGAGCGTGAACGAAGCCTGCGGGATGACGTGGCTGAAGTTGTGCTGGCGTAGGTCCACATCATCGACGAACGTCTTGAACATGGAGCCGGTGATCGTTGTGTATTCGCCATGCTCACGCATCGCTCGCTCGGCAGCGCTCATGGTGGAGAGGAAGCGCTCGCGGGCCTCCTCGGTGAGGTAGGAGTTATCGGACATCGACGCTTCGATCACGCCGATGTCTGCGGTGCCCTCTTTGGCAGGGACGAAGATGTCGTCGTAAATCCACTCCATGCCCGCGACGGGCGTCTCGCTGATCCACCAGTCCCCGTTGGTGTCGATGAGTCGCGCGCGGCACTCGTCGAAGATGATCTTCGGGCATTCCTCATCGAAGTGGATGAAGTGGCGGCTGGTACCGGCGAACTTGTCGAGGTTCTGCTCCTGCGACATGAACTCGACAAAGCTGCCGTCCCTCAGAGTGAGCAGGTGGCGCTCGCGGGAGTAGGACTTCTCCCAGCTCCCGTCGATTAGATACTCCTCGGGCAGCCACTGCTTGTAGAGGGGCAGGATGATCTTGTCAACACCGTTGAGGAAGTCGACACACACGACACGTCCACGGACTTGACCCGTGGGCGTCTCGCGGTAGGGGTGGGTCTTCGTCAGGTACCAGATACCTTCGATGACTGTGGCCAGCGACTTGCCGGTTCGGTTACCGGCCACGAACAGGCGGTCCTTGTGTGGGTCGCAATGGAACTCTAACTGCTTAGCGTGAGGGGTGTAGCGGTAGATGTTCGGCTGGCGAGCCTGAAGCTCCAGCGCTTCGGAGGCGCGGCGCAGCTCCTCGAAGATGGAGAACTGGGGGGCAGGCTTACTCGGCAACGGGGGCACCGATCAGCTTGATGAGCGAGCGCACTGAGATGCGGACGAGCGGGCTACCTTCAAGGGACGTGTCCTTGATCCCTGTGCGCAGCTCGATGAGGTCACGGAGCCGGGCCATCGCCCACCATTCACCGGCTCGGGGGTACCCCACACCCGCGCGCTGCTGGACGAGGAATCCGAAGTTCGCGCTGGCGTTCTCCTTCTCTGCCTCAACTTCGTCCCACCAGCGAGAGACTTGTCCAGAGCTGGCAGTCTTTGCTGCGGCGCCACCCTTGACCTCGAAAACGATGAGGCCGCGCTGAGGGTGCCGCAGCCAGACATCGCCTTCATCGGCGCTGCCCTTCAGAACGTTGCGGTGCGCTTGAAGCTCAGAGAATCCGCTTGCCAGCAGGACGTTGCGCAGTGCTGTCTCGGCTGCCGTGCCGATCGCCTTGGGTCGATTCACCATGTCTCATCCTCCGGGGGCAAGTCTATACTGGGCGCATGGCTGGAGTTGCTGACGAACAGAAGCGCGTTGGGCAGCTTGCTGCCGTCTCACAGGGTAAGCCGCCGACGACCGAGATTGTCACATGGTTCCTGATCAACGCTGACACGCAGTCGGAGAAGTCGCCACTGCACAGGCTCGGCATCACCGACCACGATGCGGCGAAGGGCAACCACAAGCATCGGGGCACCGACTCATCCCAGTTGTTCGACTCTGGAGACGTGATCACTGGCGATCTGTCCACGTTGGCGGGACTTCAGACAGCGGTGCGCAAGATCGCGTCAATGATGGCTGAGCTTGGCGCTGTGAACCAGACCACCAACTAGCCCCGGCACGGGTTTCGCCTAGAACGGTATCCGTGGCGCGGGACTAGCGGGGTTGCCTCCTGTCGGAGGGCGATCCGACTGGTTGACGTCTCCAGTCGGAAGTTGTGGGCTCGGGGCGGCGCGGATACCTGCGACGACAGAAGGAAGGAACGCCGCCCCCAGCTACGTCCAGCCTAGCCGGTGATGACGAAGTTGATGTAATCCTTCGCGGCGGCTAGTACGTCGGCTGGCTCAGCCTCGTCGCCCAACGTGCCGAGCGCGAGGCGCAGGGCCTCCAGCCGGTACGCCTGCTCCTGCTCCGCGGCGCCGAACCACTGCGGCGCCTCAGCGCCAGCGGCTCGTTCGTTCATGATGCCGCCGTTGGTGGCTTCCGGCTCAGTCGAGATTTCCATGTCTTCGGGCAACGTCTCGTCGCCTCCGTTCCTCATCGTAGACAGTCTCGTCATCCGCTTTCGTTCGAGCGTCGTGCGGGACTACTAGATAGTCTACCCCGGGCAGGAAGGGTACAGAGGCGTCCACGCGACCTTCTGGTGTTAGCGGACGGGGGCCGTAGTACGGGTCGTTTCTGGCGTGCCATGTGTTGTGGCACCAGTCGCAGACCCAGTGGAGGTTGTCGCCGCGGTTGTTGTTCCACGTGTTCTTGTCGGGACCGTGATGGAGGTCCGAAGCCGGTCGACCAGTGCACCCAACAATAGGCTCAACTCCGCCCCCCGCAGCGGCCAGCCATGCCCACTCACAGACTGTTCCCACTGGGATCGGATGGTCCTTCGCTGCCCGTTTGCGTCCCGAACTGACAGGGTCAGCGTAATCTGCCAGCGGCTTGGAGCCTTGGAAGTTCTCGATGTACTCATCCAGCGGGCTCCACTTCTTCTCGGTAGGGCCGTCAAGGTCAGGGTAGTCCTCATCTTCGAAGGCGAGCTTCGGCCCCAGCGAGAACGCGCCCATGCAGCAACAGTCGCCCGCGGGCATGCCATCCCAGAACAGTTGGCACTCCTCGTGGTAGCCGAGGCGGCACGAGAAACAGGTATCAGTCCTCGTTGACATAGACGAGTATCCCCTTCCAGCCTCGCTGCCTACCGATCTTAGTCGGCTCCAGCGGGTAGCGCTGGCGAAGCTCACGGATGAGGGCCACCTGAGCCAAGGGTGTCTGACCGTTGGACTTGCACCACGCGACGTAGCTTCCGTAGATTTCCACGGTCGTGTGGGCGTGCTCGGGGGACTTGTCGACCTTGTCGGTGCAGAACGCGTTGATGTGATCTTCCTCGTCCCGGTACAGGCGGGTGGCGTTAGCCACGAGGTACGGCTCGTTGAGCCCTTCACGCTGGACGCGCAGCGCGCCTTCGATCATCCACGCCAGCACGGCGGGGCCTTCTTCGGCCAGAATCTCCTGAGCGAGGTGGGGGTTGCGCAGCTTGTCGGGCACCTGATACTTGAACTCCAAGAGCCGCAGTCGACGCCAGAACGAGTCGCCACCGCTGCGCACCTGCGGGAGGTGGTTGAGGATCAGGAGCATGGTGTGGGTGGCGATGAAGTCCATGAAGTCCTTGCGCATGGCGCGTCCTGTGAGCTTCTGCTCGCCCGTGAGCATCTTGACGCGGGACTCGTTGAACTTCCCATCGGGGCGGGTTTCGCTGGCCACAGCGAGGCGCACGCCGCGCAGGCGGGCTATCTCAGTGGAGTGCTCCAAACGGCCCGTGTCGAGCAGGAAGTTCTCCGGCATGACGGCGGCGTAGTCGCCCAGTACACCGAGGAAGATGTCGAGGAGGGTGGACTTGCCGTTAGCCCCTACGCCGACGAAGACGGGCAGGACGTGCCAGCGCACTTCTCCGATGAGAATGACACCGCACAGGAGCTGAAGGTAGTCGATGCGATCCTTGTCGGTGAGAACCATCTTCAGGAACGCATCCCACTTCGTTGTGCCGGGGAGCTTGGATGGGGTGAACCGCGTCTGGTGGGTGTGCTTGTCGAGCCCGGGTGTGGCGTCCCTCATGCGAGCCGACGAGAGATCGACGATCCCACCGGGGGTGCACAGCTCCAGCGGTTTCGCGTCGAACTCGATCGGCAAGGCCACTACTTCGGGCATCGACTCGGCGATAGCGATGGCCGCCATGAGCCGGGGCATCGCCATCGACTTACGCGCCCATGCCTGACCCTCGGGGTTCGTCTCCGCGTACTCCTTGACGCTGGCCACGGCCTGCCTGACGATCGAACCGGCGTTATCGAGGACGTAGTGGTTGCCCTCCCAGACGTGCCACCCCAGCCCCGGCACGAAGCAGTACAGCCCCATGACGCGCTGTGCGAGGCGCTCACCGTTGGCCGCGTCGGTCCAGTCGAATGACTTCGTGGACAGAGCGATCGGTACCAGCTCGCGCTGAACTTGGAACGGGTTCTCCCCCCCGAGGACCAGCTCACCCCCCACTTCTTCGACGTATGAGGGCGTCGATTCTTTTGGGAGATCGACCGCCTTCAGGTACGGCTTGTGCGTGTGGTAGTTGAGGTTCGAGTCCATCTTGGACTGGTTGAACGCTGCCACGTGCCCTCGCGCGAAGGCCATAGCTGACTCGACTTCACGGGGTGCGGCGATGCGGGGTGGGGTGTTGGTGGCCAGCAGTTCTCCGAACCGGGCGTCGAGCAGGCGCACCAGCGCTGTCCACGTCTCAGCCGTAATGCAGCCGTTGCGCGCGGCGACCTCGATCTTGTACGCCTTGCTGAGCATCCACGGATGCCGGGCGCCAGTGGTGCCAGCTTCGATCTCCGCCGCAAGCTGCTGCGACCATGCGCAGTCAACCTCGGCGGGCTCCCATGTGGACGGGTGGCTGATGATCTGGAAGTCGTCGTCACTGTCGTCGCTCATCGCGAAGCCGTAGGACGATAGCGCCTCCTCGACCTCGGTGACGGTCAGCGGACGCGACCACTCGCTGAGCGACAGTGACGTGGCTACGGGGGTGCCGTACTTGAAGTTCAGGGTGCCCGGCGCTCGCAGTACGCGAGGCAAGTCGTATACGCTATCCGCCTTGCCGCCCTCGATGGTGGCCAACCGCTGCACCAGCTTGCCCCAGCGGCGCAGGAGATTCTGCATGTACTTGCGGTTCAGTTCGGTGATGTCAGCGTCTTCGAGCGCCCAATAGGGCTGTACGCCACCCCCCGAGTGGACGATCGCGGCTGGCTCACAGTTGACGATCGCGGACAGCATGTCGATGACGTTGCGGGCCTTCTCTGGAGAGAGCCCCCCATCCTTGTAGTCGAGGTCGGCCCAGAGTGCGACAAGCCGGTTGACCAGCGACGCGTCGCCCCTGCCGTTGACGAACTGTGCGTCGGGGGCGACGGTGTTGACCATCAGGTAGACGTTCTGGTGCTGCTCCGTGAGGCCGCGGGCGAAGTCGTCAGCGAACCGGACCTGAACCTGCCTAGTCGTCCACTCGGTCGTGTCGTTGAAGTAGGACAGGGATACACGGTCTTCTGCTTCTCGCCCCAGTGCGAGGTACAGGTCACCGATCGGTGAAGTTGTCATGGGTTCCTTTGCGAGGGTTAGACAAGGGGATGCAGAAGCGGCGCTGACCCGCAGGGGGACTTGGGCCAGCGCCGCTCGATTGGTGAAACTAGATGGGCATGACGTTGCGCTTCAAGTACTCTACCGAGATACCTGTCGCTGCGGCGATCATGTCCACATCAGTGTTGGCCGCGGCCAGCGTGTTGGCGAGCGCGAGCTTGTCGGCGGGCGGCTCCTCCGAGGCGACGGGCGCGTCCAGCTCGGGCTGGACCGGCTTGGGGTCGCCTCCGAGGTCGAACTTCTTCGTGGGCGGCTCGTAGGTCACGTCGTAGGTCTTGGCCTTGAACGCTGACCCCGGAACCTTCTCCTCGCCCGTGAAGGTGACGGACACCTTGGCGCCCTCCTCCAGCTCGTACTTGCCCGTCGCGGCGTACACGGCATCCTCCAGAGCCTTGCGTGCGCGCCACTTCATGTAGAGCTTGCGGGCGCCCGTGTCGGTCGGGTCCTCGGCGTCGAACTCGTTGGAGTCCCACTCGATGACCAACTGCTTCTGGGGGGTGACGCCATCCTTCTGGTACTGGATTTCGCCAGCCTGATTGGTGACATTCTGCTCGGACCCGTCGCGGATGATTCCCTCGCGACGCGTGCCAACAGTGGGGAACGTGGTGGCCTTGCCGCCACCCTTACCGAGAACTGCGTTGACTTCCTCGAACGGCATGATGATTTTTCCTTATC